CCCCGCTTGAAGGTGAAGACCCATCTGCCCTCACCCTTGTCGATGCCGTTCACCGTCTCGCTGGCGCCACGCGCAGTGTACGTCAGGGTCGGCGTCCCGTCTCCGACTCCCTCGGTGAACACCTCCATGCGCCGCCAGAGCTTCATCAGGTTCTTGTCGCCGCCGTCCAGGTCGGTCCAGGCGATCAGGGGCGTACCCACGAGATCGTCGCTCACCACGTCCAGGTACCCACCGATGTTGTAGCGGGTCCCGTAGAAGGTGTCCGTGTCGGCAGGCAGGAGCCAGCGGAGGTCGGCCATCTCATCGAAGGGATCGTTCATCCACTTCTGCTCGCTCACGTCCATGCGGTAGACGCGCCCCGCCGCCGTCCGGGCGACGATGTGCTGACGCTTGGCCTCGCCGACCACTTGGACGAACGGGTCGTCAGGCAGCCAGATGGGGCGGCTGATGTTGACCATCGAGCCCCCGAAGTCCACGTCCCCACCGCCGAGGTTCACGGCGAAGATCTCGCCTTTGTAGATGGGCATGACGACCGAGCCCATGCGGGCCGGGATGATGCCCGCGTCGCAGCCCAGGGTGCCGCTGAGGCGCTGGCTGGACAGGTCGCCCGTGGCTGGGTCACCGCGCACCAGGAAGGTCTCGTTCTCCATGAATACCAGCAGACCAGCGGGCGTGCTGCTCAGGGCTGTGATGCGGCTGCTCGCCAGGGGGCTGAACGTGAGGAAGTTGTCGATGCTGCCCCGGTTCACGCTGCCCGTGGTGCTGTACACCAGGGTCAGAGCCGGGTTGGTCACCGCGTTCTCTTCCTCGTCGGTCACGTCCTGGATCTCGTACGTGATGACCATGTTGGAGGTGGCGCTCGTGGTCCACGTCTCCAGATTCGGGCTGCTGCTCGTCCAGGTCAGACCGTCTGCGGGCTCGTAGTCTTCGATGTCGCCCAGGGCCCGGGTGGTCACGTTGTTGCCGACCTCAAGGCTGCCGACGCGCAACTCGCGCGAGCCAAGCGAGCCGCTGTACGTCCCGGAGTAGGAGCGGCCAATGTGCAGTTGCGTGCTGGCGAGTGCCTGGTAGGTCGTCCACTCTGCCCACTGTGCGCTTGAAGAACTACCGGCCCGCGTCTCCGTGGCGCCAGAGTCCATTGTCGTTGTCCACGAAGCCTCATAGCTCCACCCGTCCCCAACTGTGTTGACCAACTCGGTCACGGAGCCGCGAATGGTCGCGCCCGTGATGGTGGCCTGTGAACCGGCAGACAGCCCAAGGGAGAACTGGGACAGGTTGATGTACGCCGCGCTCAGGGGCCTCACGTCATATAGGCCACCACCCACACTCTTCTGGAAGTGAAGGCGAACCATTGGCCTGGTCTCGTCAGTAGGCCAGTACAGCCACCCGGTGATGCCGTACTCGTCATCGGCTGCACTCAGGTTCGAGAAGAGTGGAATCCAGACAGGCAGCCCAGACGAGGGGCGGGTCACCGTCAACCGCTGGATGTACATCTCCACGTAGTCGTTGAGGACGGCCATCGCGCTGTTCGTGCCGGTGATGGCGCCGTACTGGTAGGTCGTGTCATGGTCCCCGCCACTTACGAGCATGTAGCCACCCGTGCGGACGAGTTGCGAGGACGGGATCATGCCCACGAAGGGCGGCGTGGTGCCCTGGCCCCACATGCGCCCGTTGTGCGGCTCCACGCGCCCGCCCGCGAAGTTCACAAGCACGTCCCCGGTCGGAACGAAGGCGGCGCCCGTGATGTCGCCGTCGAGCGTGGCCTCGGGTGCGTTCACCCCATCACTGATGACCACCGTGAAACGCTCGAAGCGGTCTTGGGTTGTGGGCCGGTAGTAGAAGCGAATGGCAGAGCCCACTGGGAACACCGTGTCCAGCGTGATGGAGCAGCTTTCGATCTCGGCAGAGACGATGTGCGAGTAGAACCCGACCGCGTAGGTCACCAACCCGTTGTCGGTCGGCGCCTCCACCCACCAGATGAACTCGTAGGTCCCGGCAACGACGCCCGTTCCCGCCGCTTCGGTCACCGGGGTGTCTACCGTCCCGGCGCTAGTGCCGTAGGTCAGCACACCGTCAGTCGTGATGTAGAGGGCGCTGCCTATGATGGCAGTGCTGTCCCGGGACCACGGCGGCAGGATGCCCGCGCGGGGCGCCAGAGCGAGCGTAGTGTCGTCGGTGAAGCGGTCGCCCGTGAGCGTCTGCAACTCGTCGCCGAACCAGAGTTGGGAGCCTTCAAGTAGGGCCATGCCGCTCTCGTCATACGCAAGCACTTCTGCATCCCCGAAGAAGGTCGCGGGCTGCCACTCGGAACCCACGTCGTCACCGGCCTCGTAGAGGATGGCATCGCCATTCTCGTCAAGGATGCCCGACAGGGTGCGGTCCCCGAGCCAGTTGCTCTCGATACCCCCGAGGGGTTTGTAGCCGCTGCCCCGGTCGAAATCCACGTTCTTCACGACCTCGGGCGCGTTCGTCACGCCCTCGACACTGTTGCGGTGGGCGCCTTCCAGCTTCTCGATGACGAGGCGTTCCATCGGATCAGTTCAGCCGCATCGGGTCATTGGGCCCAGGGAAAAGGCCGTTGAGCTGCTGGGCCATCCCCATGTCCTGACCCATACCCTGCGGCATCCCGCCGAACTGCGGCTCAGGCTGCACCTCGGCCACGCCCTCCTGGAAGATGGGCATCTTGAGGATGTTCGTCTGCGCCGTAGTGGCCGGAACGCCCGCCTTACCCCCGTAGTATGTCTGGAGGTACTGGAGGAACTGCGCCATGAAGTCCTTGGGATCGACCATCAGCCCCTCCCAGAGGTGACGACGTTGCGGGTGTAGAGCGGGTTGAAGGCGACGACGGCGCCATGGTTGGAGGCCCCGCGAGCCTCGCGCATCCGGCGTTCGTACTCGGCGTTCATCGCCGCGTCGCGCGTCATCAGATAGGCAGCCCGGTAGGCCAAGATGTCGTGGAACGACTCCAGTCGCCCGTTGAAGGGCTCATCGGAGAGTTCCGCCATCTTGGTCGGGCGGACCACGTAGGTCAACCGGAACGACTGGACGTGCGCCGAATCGGGCGGCGGAACCGGGTAGGGCGTGGCGATCTCGTACGTGGGGTCGTACACCACGAACCGAGCCTCGTCCGCCGCTTCCTCCAGGGTCCAGTTCGGCTCGTACATGCTGGCCGTCTGGAAGTCGTAGATGGGAATAGCCGTGCTGCTGGTAACGGTGCCGCTGTCGTCGGTCGTCAGGGCGTAGATCTTGAGGATGCCGTCATCCCGGGCGTCGGAGGGCCAAGAGAGGACGCCGATACCGTTGACGTTGTTGTACAGCACCGTCTGGATGGGGGCCCGCAGGTTGCGGCCCACGTCCTCTTGGGCCACGTTGAGGGCCTGGAGAACGGCACCATCCGTCAGGGCCGGGTCGCGCGTCAGCACGCGCACCATGTCGAGCAGTTCGGCAGCGGTCACGACTCGTTCGCCCCCTCACCCATCAGGCGCTCCAGGGGTGCCTTGTTCAGGAACATGGCGAACTCCTGGGTCTTGGCCTGCTCCTTCTGGAGCCAGTACCCAGCCTTGTCGTTCTCCAGGCTGGCATCGAACGCCTTGACTCCGGCTCGGTAGATCACAAGCTCATGGTACTCGGGGAAGAGACCATCCCACACGTCATCGCTCGCCAGCACGCTGCTGGTGTCGTACTCCTTGACGTACTCGAAACGCACGCTTGCGTCCCTCGGCGCCTTCGGCGCGATGTAGACCGTGAGGTCGCCACGCTTTGGATCGAAGTTGTAGTACCTAGGCTGCCCCACGCTCGTCTGGTCCACGTACTGGAGGATGGTCCGATAGGGCGCCAAGGCCAGGGCGAAGCCATCGTACGAGACCTCGTTGAGGTCGATGTTGGCGGCATCGGCGGGCAAGGAGAAGGAGGCGTCGTCGGTGGTCAGGGAGACTGTATCGACGCCGGTCGGGAAGCCGAAGGCCATCGCAAGCTCCCGGGCAGAGCGAGCCAGGAAGCCCAACAGGTCTTCGTCAGAGTAGTAGTCCGTACTGGCTTCGGCCAGCACGTCGTTCCTCAAGATGGTGCGGGCCTCATCAAAGGTCACTCTCTGCTCCATTCAGAACGGGGCCAGCCCCGAAGGACCGGCCCCGTCAGTTGCTCCGAGAAACCGGGGCCTAGGCTTACGACCCAGGAACGAGGAGGACGCGGCGAGCGTCCGTGGCGCCGACCGAGAAGCGCATCTGGATGCGGTGGGCGATAGCCTTCGGATCATCCAGGTTATACGTGTCGGTGTTCGGGGCCTCCCGCACGTACATGTTGAGCTTCTTGCCGCGCCCGACGACGATGGTGTCTTCGAGGGTGGCGAGGTAGACGTTCTCCACGATCTTGTCGGCGGTGAGGCCGAGCGTGCTGGAGACGTTGGTGATCCCCGAGTTCGTGTTGGCCGTGGCGGTGTAGGCCGCAGCCGCCGTGGTCGAGGAGTTGTCCACCAGGGTCGAGTAGGCGGACGGGCTGGTGAGAAGCTGGCGCCAGAGGGGAGCCATCTCGGGGGCCACCTGGATCGACTCGATCTCCACCGGGGTCCAGAAGCCCTGGTCGTTCATCACGCGGCGGAAGTACGACGCGATGACGTGCAGCGTCGCGTAGGTCGGGCCACCCGCAGCGGTGATGTTCGAGTAGGTCGAGGTGCTGCCGACCAGTTCGTGGTCGGCGGCGAAGATGGCCTTGCCATCCCAGGTCGCGTAGGCGGTCGCGTCCTCACCGCTGTTGAAGAGGTCAGCAGCGACCACTTCCATGCGGTAACCCGCGCCCTCGCCCATCGTGCCGACCACATCGGTGATGACGCCGTACTGGTCGTCATCAGCCGCCACCTTCGTGTAGATGTACTGGTAGCGGTACTCGTTGTGACGGTAGATGACCTTCGGGCTGATCTCGAACGAGACCTGCGGAGTCCGCACGGTGTCACTGGCAACCTGCGGAACCGCCGGAAGGCCGGAGTAGATGACCTCCATCTCCAGCGCGTTGCTGGAAGGGGCCACATTGAGGAAGGACTGATGGACCCGAGGGATCGACTCCAAGCCTTCGCGGCTGATCTTGGACCAGACAGAGCGATGGAGCTTGGCATCGAAGCTTTGGGAGATCGGAGCACCCGTCATGTTGTCACCCCCCCTTAGAGGCTCACGCTATCGAGGAAGACACCGATGACGTAGCCCGTCATGTCGCCAAGGCTGGTGTCTCGTCCGAGGCGTCGGGGAGTGAAGGCGTCATTGGTGGTGTCAGTCAGATCGACAACCACGGCGCCAGAAGTGGCATTGAGGCCGAAGGGCCCGCCGCCACCGACCTGGCTCTGGGTGATCCCGGCAGTGTCGGTGGTCGCAAACGGAATCTCGACCTCGACATCCTCACCGAGGAGGGCCAAGTTGACGACAGCCTTGGTGCCCTCGTATTCGGCGTCAGGGAACTTGTCGAGGGCGACCGCCAGATTGGCGACCATGTTCGAGGTCCCGGCCACGACTTCCCCGGAGGAAAGCTGGACGACCTCCCCTCGGATGATGGTAGCCGTGTCGTCAACCGCCACCGGCCCCATCGTCTGGTATGGACCTACGAACCGAACGCTCATCTCATAACCTCCGTCAAGTCGGCACGCTTACTCTTGGCGTGCTGCTCGATGCCCATATCGTCCAACTCGTTGGTCTTGGCGTCAATGCGTTGCTGCATCTCTCTGCGCTGACCGCTGCGGCGCTCGTCGCGGTACTGGCGGTACCCGATCATCAGTACACCGCCGCCAAGAACGACCATGCGGTGGGGGCCCTCGTCGTACTGGTTCACCACGAGCTTCGTGTCGATGTTCGGGTCGGTGGTCACCTCGTCCACCTCGACCGGACGGAAGCCCAAGCCCTTCACGAACGAGAGATGGCGACCGTTGTCGATGCGGGGGTCGGTGGCCCACGTCACACAGCGGTCGGCGGGCAGGTTCTTGACCCGCAGGAACTCGTCCAGGGGGCCCATGCGCTGGCCGACGGACTTGACCTGGAAGCTCTTGTACTGCTCCAGGGCGGCATCGCGCGGGTCACGGCCCGCTTGCGCGACCTCTGTGTTCGCGTCCACCACGGCTTTCTCCTCCTTGGTCGCTGCGGCCCTAGGCATCAACGCCTCCACCCGCGCGGCGTGTTGGGCACGTCATAGATCGCCGTGCCGTTGTTGTTGGCCGAGGGACTACGCTCGCTGTACTTCGGGTCGTAGAACTCCTCGGGCCCGCTAATGATGCCCCGGGACATGTAGTATTCGCCCACCTGACGGTCGGCATCACTGCGCCACGTCACCTTGCCTTGGTTGGAACGAGCCTGCGCCTGGGCTTGCGGCTGGTAGTCGCTCCCCGGAGCCCGAGGCGGCGCCTTCTGACCCTTCGACCTGTCCATGTAGTCCAACTCCAGCTTCGACCGGATCATGTCGAGCATGACCGAGTTGCCCCGAAGGTGGGGCTCCAGTTGCGAGACCATCTGGTCGAACTGCTGCTCGACCGCCTTGAACGACTGCCGGTTGGCGAACCGCGCCTTGTACTGGTTCACGGCCCCGGAGACGTGTTGCTCCGCAAGCAGGCGCTCCTGCTGCTTGAGGCGGGCGTCCACCAGCTTCTCCTGGAGGGCGTTGATCTCGTCCATCGCCTGTTCGCGCTGCCAAAACAGGTTTGGATCTTTATTCATCTGCTCCCGGGTGGGGAGTTCGGCCCGCTTCGCCGCAATCTGCTCACGAATCTGGGTGGCTTCGTCCACCTGGGGCGCCTGCTGCTGCTGGGACTGCTCCTCGCGCATCTTCTGGAGCATCTCCAGGCGGGTCCGCGCCTCGATGGCCTGGGCCTTCCAATCGGTGCGGTCCTCCTGCGGTTCGGCCTCCTGGGCCTCGACCTGCTCCTCTTGGGGCTCCTCGTAGACCCCCGTATCCATGTCGAGTTCGTTGACCGGCGTGGATGCTTCTTCGCGGTCCATCAGATCCTCTCCTTCTCTCGTGATCGAAGCTCGGACTTGGCGGCTGCGGCCAGATGCCGTAGCTCTTCGATGCCACCCTGGATCAAATACGCCTGGTTCACGTCCTGCTTGGAGATGGACTGCTCCAACTTGTCGCGCCGCTGCTCGATCTTCTCGTCACAGTAGCGGACCAGTTGGCTCAGGGCCGTGTCCGTCAGGGCATCAAGCCTCACTGGCTACCACCCGTTCGCATGGAGTTCATCATGGCGGCGAAGTCGCCCATCTGACTCGCGTTCGGCATGGCCTCGGGCGTCTGGGGTGGCAGGTAGTCGGTCCAGTTGTGGATGTCCATGCTGACCAGCCAGTCCTTCATCGCGTGCCAGAAGGGACTGAACTGGTAGGCGTAGACGAGGGCGGGCATCATGTTCTGCAAGAGCGCCTGCATCTTCTGGGCCCGCATGATCTTGTCGGGGACCATCGCGCTGCCGTTCGGCAACCACTCCATGTCGTCGCGCTTGGCCGACGAGATGAAGAGTTGGCCCGACTGCTGGCGGGTCTGCTGGAGGAGCATCTGGGTGATGATCTCCTGCTCCTCGGGTCCGAACATCACACCGCTGCTCTGCTGGATGAACTCGACCATGCGCTGCGCCAGTTCGTCCTCGCCGATCTCGTCAGCGGCGATCAGGTATTGGTCGCTCCCCTTGAAGACCGGCATGACCCCGGCGGGCTCGACCTTGTACTTGTAGATCAGCGACCAGTACATGCGAGCGAAGGTCGAGAGGTCGTAGGCCAGGTTCGACAGGCCCTCAGAGAGCTTCTTGGTCGCGGCGTTCGTGACCGCGTTGACCTCGGTCGCGGAGCGCACCGTGTTGATGGGCAGGCCGTTCAACTGGAGGTCCGAGAAGGTCGCGTCCTCGCCCAGGGTGCGGGCAGTATCGAGAAGGTTCATGGCCTCGCCCGCCTGCGGGATGGGCAGCGCGTAGACGCTGGCGGTCGGGTCGCCCCGGGTGGGAACCACCATGCCGGGCGCTAGGCCCTTGTCCTTGATGAGGGACCAGATCTCCGTGTTCTCGTCCACGAAGACGGGAGGCGCGATGGCCAACTGGTCGTGAGCAATCTTGGAGTTGTAGGCGAAGTCCATGATGTTCTGGATGCCCTCAAGCACCTGGGCGTAGGACTCACCGTAGAAGTAGCCGATGCGCGGCATCGGACGGATGGGCACGTACGGCGGGGCATCGAAGCAATCGAGATACGGGCTCTCTTCGAGGCGCAGAATGGTCGTTGTGTCGAGCGAGTAGACGCAGCGGTAGAGGCTGTGGGGGATACCCAGTTCCTCGTTGCCCCAGCGGTAGTAGCACTCCCACAGTTCGTGAAGCTGGTTGTCGTTCTGCCAGGAGTAGACGCGCGTGCCGTCCATCTTCTCGTCGCTGCTGCTGGTGGTGCTGACGCTGGTCTTCACCCGCTGCGCGGCCTCTTCGTCGTACTCGCCTGCGTCGGCCCGCGCCTTGATGATGTGCCACGGCTCCGAGAAGCGGTAGAAGGTCGAGACGCGACTGATGTCCTCGACCCCGGGCGGGGCGACGTGGAAGTCCTCCAGCCGGATGGCCTTGCCCTGGATCAGGTACTCATCGAATGGCTTGGCCACCGACAACTGCATGACCCCAGTGCCCGTGAGGCAGGACTCCTGGATGCCCATGAAGAGTTGGCGCTGAGTAGCCGAGCGGTCGAGTTCTCGCTCCATCAGCGTCTCCCACACCGGCTGGTTGCGTGTGGCCTCGGCGGTGTAGGGGCGCACGATGAAGAACGGGTCCTGATCCAACGCATCGCGGTAGTGGGCTGTGGCCCCGGCGATCTTGGCCCGGATGTACGGGACAACGTGGTTCGGGGCCCCCTCGTAGGCGGGGTCCTGCTTGTCCAGCGAGTAGTAGCCCCGGTAGCGGGTGATGCGGTCGTCAATGCGGACCTTGGCGCCCTTGGCTGAGGCCAGGTCACGCTCCAGGTCCCGCTTGAACATGTCCATCGCCTGACCCACGAACATCGGGTCGATGGGTGTATCGGGCGCCTCCATCGGTATCGTCTGTTCCGGCATCTCTGGCATCTCGGGCGGCATCAGCGTGTCCATCTCACCTCCAGGTGTAGAACGGCTTGGGTGTCAACGCCTGAGCCACTTCCGGGCGCCTATCACCAGAGTTGTAGACCGCCATCACGGCGTACCGTAGCGCATCCAGGATGTCATCGTTCTTCTTGCCTCGGAAGCTATCCCAGTCCATGTACTGGAGCGTGCGGATCGTCTGGGCACAGTTCTCGGTCACAAAGAGGCGCGGCTTCGGGTCGGGCGCGTAGATGCTCGCGGCCTTCGGGGTGAGGAAGTCCTTGATGCGCCCGATGGAGAGGTCGCGGTTCTTGTTGGCCCGCTCCAGCGGGCGGACCCCGGCGTTGATGTAGTCGTCCGCGATGGTGCCCGGTGAGCGGGGGTCCACGTTCCACATCTGGCTGTCAGCGTAGAACCTGATCTTCTCGTAGCCGCCGAGCTTGTCGAGGATCGCGTAGGCGTTCTCCTGCGGGCTCAGGTTCCTGGCGGCGTACTCATCGAAGACGAACAGTTCCCCGCCCGCACCGACCGCGACCATGACAGCCGCCGTCGGGTGGTCGTAGCCGTGGTCGATGCCCACCACGACCTTCCAGGTGAGCGGCATCGGCTGTTCTTCGAGGACGTGAACGGCGACATCGAACTCCGGGAATAGCAAGCCGGTCTGCGTGTCCACCTTGCCGAGGATGTACTTGTCGCGCAAGGCGGGGCTGACCCCTCGGGCGTTCTGGAGGTTCTGCCGGTTGAGGCTCTGGTTCTCGTGCGTGAAGGCGTAGATCGCCAACCGCTGCAAGACGACCTGCAACTCCTTGGTCTCGACGGGCCCCTCAAGGCCGCTGAGGTACACGCGACCATCGTCATCGAAGCCCCGGACGAGGTGGCGCCGCCCATCTCGGACAACGATGTCGTTGATGAACAGGTCCTCTTCGGCCATCTGCGGCTTGTAGGGCTCCTCGCGCAGACCCACGTTCTCCTTGATCCAGCGGGGCGTCATCGAGAAGCCCGGGTGGGGTTTCCCGACGAAACGGCGCCACAGCCAGTTGTTGCCTTCGTCGTTGGCGACGGCCTTCACTTGGTTCTTGCCAAGCTTGCCGGTCTCCCGGTGGTAGACCTTCTGCCGGAGACGCAGGACGCACATGTCGAACATCTCCTCCAGGATCTTGTCGGCCTCGTCAATGAAGATGCGGAACGGCTGGAGCGACTTGAGCTTCTGCACGTAGTCGCCCGTCATCAGGCCGAAGCAGAACAGTTGCGACTGACGTGGCACGCCCTTGTGGTCCGGGACGGCGGGCCAGGTGATGACGCTCTCCGTCTTGTTGTGGTGCGCCATGAGGTGCCCACCCTTAGCCAGGAGGTCCACCAGGGTGGTGCGCTTGAGGTTCACAAGCTCGTCGCGGGCGAGGACCATCGTGCAACCGGGGTAGTCGAAGCCTGTCTTGATGATGCTGGTCACCAGGCAGTCCGACTTGGCGGTACCGAAGCCACCGATCCAGGCCATCTCGGTGTACCGCTCGTCATTGAGGAAGGTGAGGTACTTGTCCTCAAGGCCAGCCGGAAGCGTGAAGGTCTCGTTGACGGACTTCACTGCGCCGCGCTCCACTTCGCCATCCAGTCGGAGACCTCTTGCGACAGGTCCGTCAACTCGTCAGGCGGCAACACGCCAGCGTCGGTGATGGCCTTGAGCATGGCATCCACATCCCAGGGCGCGATATACTTCTTGGCGTCCCACACGACACCCTCGCCCATCCGGCGGCTGTACGCAGCGGCGTAGCCCATTTCGTTCAGGAGTTCTCTACCAACCCAACTCTTCCACTCCGGTTCACCCATGAAGCCAGGGTCCCACTCTGGACTATGGCCCAGAATCTGCATGTCAATGTCGTACATCTCTCGCCACAGCTCGGCTTCGCTCAGTTCGCCCCGCCTGGCTTTCCGCATCAGGTGTTCGTATAGGACCGGATCGCTATCGCGGATTGGCGCAAGGGTGGTCCGCGCTTGGTTCATAGGTATCGGGTCTAGGTCGTCAATGTTCAAGACACGACCCGCGATGTAGCCAGGGAACACGTTCGGGGCAACCTCGGCACCCAAGACTCTTGGCCCTTCGCTGGCGAACGGCTGTTCCCTGGTGTACCAGCCGCCTGCGTATGACGGGTCTTCCGTGAAGTACAATCCTGGGCCGAGATCGCCATGTGGAGATGGCTGAAAGTCGCCCACATGCCGATAGGGTGTGCCGTGATAGTAGGGTTGGATATTCAGACCGGAGGGGTCGAGCTTGCCAAGGGTGCTGACAAGCCGCCTGGGAACGAGCCCCGCGACCAACGTCAGGGCGGGTATGAGGTCCCCGATGGTCTTGGCGCCAGTTGGGTCGGGCACCGCGAAGAACTCGGCTAGGGTAGCGAGCCACCGAGGTACGCCCTTCTCCACCAGGGCCTCGGAGAAATACGGTGCGTTCTGGTCTGGGGCAGCCGATAAGGGGTTGCGTCCACCGACAACAGCGCCGAGTGCCCGCGATGGACCATCGAGGGGATACGTCCACGATTCGGCGTAATCGAACAGCGATTCGACGGTGCCCGGCTCGTTGAGGGCCTGCGCCATAGCGGCGGGGTCTGTCCAGCCGGAGGTTCTACCTCGGTCGTCATTCTGCCAGAAGGCCCTCGTGTCTCGCGCCCCAGAGCCACCGGCCCCAGTGCCCGTAGGCGAGCCAGCAAGGCGTTCGACAGAGCCAAGGAAACCAAGGTCTCCAGCGGCATCGGCTTGCCTTGCCTGGTCTGCAAGAAGGCGCTCGATGTAGGCGCGGGTCTCAGGATTCATTCAGCACCTCCTCCAGAATCGAAGCCAGCGTTGGGCGGGTCCCTTCGGTAGCGAGGCGGCGCATCTCCTCGATCCAGATCGTCTCGTCGTACGACTGGTCCAGGCTCACCTTCGCTCTCGTCGCTCTCTTCACCCGCCTGGATTCCCGCATGGCGAGCAGGCTCGAAGTCCACATCGGTGACTTCTTCCTCATCCTCGGCAGTGGACCCTGGTAGACCGACAATCCCCGCGAGCGGGTCAGGGGCCACATAGCTACCCTCTGGCCGGGGTCGGCCCTCAGCGGAGGGGTCCAGCGTAAAAGCCACTCGGATGGCTCCGCCAACGTCCACCTGTGCCTTGTCCGCCCGGAGCATCCCGCCCTGCCGGTAAACCCACGTTGCCGCATCCTTGAAGTCGCGGAAGTCAGAGTTTGGATCTGTCGCTTCACGGATCATCCTCCGAAGGATGGCTACTTCCCGGTCGGGCGTCAGTTCGGCGTACGTCAGAACCTCAGTCAGGCGCTCGCGGAACTGCTTATCCGTCATCAGACTAGCGACCTGCTCAGTCGTCAGTCCCGTGACGCGGGCCAGCTTCTTCTCGGGCGTGTCGGTGTTCTTGGCAATGTAGAGCGCCAGCCGGTCCACATCCTCGAACTTGGACTGGCTGGCGATGGCTTCGATGTCGTACTTGCCCATCAGGCGCTCCTAGAGGGCGCCGGTCTTGGACCACAAGTTGCCCCTAGGTTGCAGCAACCCGAGCCCACGGGCCGTAGCGAACTCGACAACGTTGAACTTCCCGCGCACGAAGTTGACCACACGCCGCATCTCCTCCATGTGAATCATGGCCGTATCGTGCAAGAACATCAACCCCCGAGGGGCCATGTAGTTGCTCAGGGCCTCGATGTCCATGATACGCGCGGCGTACGCGCTGTCCACGAAGGCGATGTCGATCCTCTCGGGGAACTGGTAGTGCCAACAGGAGTCATTGACGACTTCCACGCGGTCGCTCAGTTGCTCGGAGCAACCGACTGCCAACTCGCGGTCCGTCTCGAACGTGATGAGCCGCCCGGGGAAGCCCATCTCCTTGTTCTCAGCGAGTGCCCGGTCGATCTCCAAGGCCGTGAAGCCCTTGTGCGTGCCGGTCTCCACCACGAGGCGCGGCTTGATGAGACGCACAGCGTCCCCGATGAACTGACTGACTTCCACCTCGGTGCTCATGCGGTCGTGCCGCGTGAACGCGCCCTCCCGGGCGTTCTTCTGCCTGCTCGGATTGACTTCTGGGCCGCGTTCTCTCATTCCTGCATCGCCTCCGCGAACGCCATCGCTACCGCCGCCACCTGAATCAACTCGGCCACCATCAACTCACGCTGACCAAGTTGCACGTCCTGAGCGACTTCCCCGACTTCCTCCATGAGGACAGCCAGCCAATACTCCGGGGTGTAACCGCGCTTGGCTGGCCGACCGTACTCTGCATCCTGCCTGGCTCGTTCCGCGATCACCGAGGCGTAGATGTTCTTCGTCACAACGCCCGCTCCACGCGCTCGATGGCGTCAATGATCTTCTGCCGCTCCGTGTCATCGAAGGCGTGCATGGCGCCGTGCCACGCGGCCCGCAGAATCAACCGCATGTCGTTCGCCGCATCCCCATTGACCGGCGTGCCCTCCCGACGGAAGTCCTGCCGGTTGGTGAGCGCCAGTTCTAGCTCATCGCACCAGGGTTCCATCATCACTTTCGTCCCTTTCTGCCCCACGGGCTGCGAGCGCCCGACAACGAG